GCGAATTGTTCGTTAAACGATAATATCATAAAATATATATAATTTCTTATATATGTATATATTATAAATATATTAAGTTTAAAAAGTATTTATTGTTACTGCTGATTGATCTGATAGTAGTTTTTGTTTTACTTCTCTAGTAATTGTATCTATGTTATTTAATACATCTGGGGCTATATTTTGAGGTATTGTAAAGCCATATGATGTTGAACCTTCACGTTTTTTAAAAGTTAAAAATGCACTTGTTTCATCTTCAAGTCGAGATAATACTAAGAAACGCTGGAATGAACCAGATATTAAATCATCGCGGTATAGATTAGATAGAGGAGTATCTAATGTTAGTTGTAATAAACTACCAGATTTTGATACTGATGTTATTCTAGATTCTATATAAGTATTATCTGATAAGTATGCTATTACTATATCATATGGTTTAGTAGCAAATTTATAATCTACATCTCCATATATAGAGTATAAACTACTTTCAGATCCAGTAAGTGGATTTGGAACAAATATATAGTTTTGATCATGAAAATTACTTATAGCTGTATTAAAAGTAATTACATTATTTTCTCCATTTGCATAAGATGCAGATATAGAAGATGAAGAAAAATAAGGACAAGTTGTAGATGAATAACCAGTAGAGGCAGCTAACGAATTAACTACTAAAGATCCCTCAGTTAAAGAAGCAGTAAAATTATTAGTAGTAGCTCCTTTAAGTACAAGTTTAAAAGTTAATTTATTTCCCTGATTCAAAGAAACAGCGGGTTGATTAATACTAAATGTTTTTGTTTCGGTTGCCATATTTTATCCTTCTACGATAGTTACAGTAACAGTATCGAATTTATTTATATTTGATGTTAAAGTTCCTGATATTACATTTCCAGCATTATAAGTAAATGAACTAAGAACTGAAGATCCAATTATTAATTCGGAATATCCTGCATCTCGTGCTGTTGTTATAGGGGGACTTGTTTTATCTACAAATAAAGTTACACTTACTGAACTTCCATCACTAGGTACACTTATTCTATGAATTCCATACACAGAAGAACCAGCAGATGAAATTATATTAGTTATATTTGCATTCGTGTTATTTGTTACTTCTATTACATCTCCAGAATTACAGCAATTAGTATATACTAATTGAATAATTAAATCTTGAGTACCACTTCCTCCACTTGTTGTACTAAATATTTGTTCAGATTCATATAGAGGAGAAACTTCATTATCTCTAAATACTTGAAGAGACCAAGTAACAGATTGATTACTTCCTGATATTTCTACAGTCATATCAAAACTAGCTTGTATATTATGTTCTCCTGTTTCTTGAACAGAATAACTAGGATGTGAATTTAAAGTTCCAACTTTAAAATAAGAAGCACCAGCAGCATCATTTAAAGTATTAAATATATTAGGTACATAGCTTGCTGATATTGGGTATCCTAATGGGCTAGATCCACTAATAGTTAATGGGAGTGTACCGTTTTTGGCAGTTACTCTATAAGAACTAGCACCTGATAGATTTTCAAAGAATATTTTAGGATTTAAACTGCATGTAGCAAAGTATAAAATAGGGTTATATGAATATCCACTATCAAAAATAAGTTTATTACCGTCTGTTGATTTTTGATTACTTGATTTTTGATTATCAAATTGAGATACATTTAAATAATCACCAGCAATAAAAGTTCTTTGCACATCTTCCCAATTTTTATTACGTTGGTTTAATTCTGTTAAATCTCCAAATTCATCTACAAGATATTTCAATGCTACTCTATTGCGACCTGGGAGTAGAGATGATGATAATATTTCAGTAAATAGTCCTATTTTTCTTGTATCTTTATTTATAGCTGCTGTTTTACCATATGATGAATCACCACTATAATCAGCAGAAGCACTAGTATACACACTATATAATAAACTACTTACTTTAACTCCTTCATATCTTGCTCTAATATATGAGGTAAGCGATTCATTTGAATCTTGTAAATAAGCAGGAGTTAGTATACTTCCTGTAGTACCATATATAAATTCTATATCTTGTCTAGTAAGAGATAATCTACTTGCAGATACATTATTTAACAATACATTAAATTCAGAATGGTTAAAAGCATTTATACTAGATGTTAAACTAGCTGTAGGATGTAGGTACGGATTAAAATTTCTTTCTATCCAATCATCACCATATTCAATTATACTGCCACTAAATTCACCTGTATAATATGCTGCTCTGCTACCTGTTAATCCTTGATATATGTCTGTATATTCAGTAGTAATTGTTGGACCTTCTAAATTACCATCCATTACTTCTATTTCATTAGTAGTAGAGGGGTTAGCATAAGACCATTTATTTCTTTCTAGTACTGGAGAACTAATAGTAATGCCAGTTGATAGACTTGTTCTTGCAGGAACAAAATCTTTTATCATTTTAAATAATGAATTATCAAAGAATTGGATTAGACGGATAAATCCGGCATAATCCATATTAGATGCAGTAAAATTAAAATAAGTATTTCTCTGAATATCTAAATCATTATATGAACCACTATATAATTGTCTTGGATCACCTATATAATCATCTAGACTCCAAGTTGGGTTTGCAATAGCTATAGAAGCAGAAGCGTATTTATCAATTTGAGTTTCAGGTGAAAATGAAATATCAGCATAATGTAAATCATCTGTTCTAAATAGAAGAGATGATGTTGGCTGTTCTAGTAAACTAATAAAAGGTGATAAGACACTTCCTGTTATTGTATTACTAACTATTCTAACCTTATCACTATTATATTCGTCTAATGTTTGAGACTTTAAATCACCACCATATTCTTTAACATTTAATATACTACTAGTAATACCAAAAGTAGATATTAATGTTTGTAAACCATAAGTTGTACCTTTAGTTTTTAATAATAAAGGCAAATTATGGTAAATGCGCTTATAAGATTCAGCAAGTAAATCTTTCTGAGGGATTGAATTTAAATAGGAACCTGTAGGGGTAAAATTATTATCAAAACTAGAGCTACCATTATTTCCTATTAAAAAGGGAATATTATCTGAATCTCCGTATTTATTATATAGTTTTACTCCTAGTGATTGTAATGTAGTGTATACTAAATCTTTAGAAATACCTTGTTCTAGATTATTATTTGCTAAATTTATATCAGTAATAGCATTTAGGAAAATCCAAATATTATCAAAATAATGACCAACCATATTAAGGAAGGTTATATATTGATCGTTATTTCCATCATCTTTAATAAATGAAGGAACAGTATATACTAAATTATTTTGATTGTAATCATCATAATTATCAGCACTAGAGGTAGCAACACTAAACCAAGTATTAACTAAATTAGATCCAGTTGAATATAAAGTAAATGGTTTTAAAGAACTAGATTTAGGATATGGTGTTATACCAAATTCTAAAGATGAAGTTAAAGTAGAACCACTTTCAAAATATAAATAATATTCAAACCCATCAAAATTAGTTATAGTATCGTTTATACTAGCTGTGGCTAAATTTAAATCATATATTAAATTAGGACGACTAGCTGTTAATGGAGTATATATTGCTATATTATTTCTATAATCTTCAATTTGTTTTACCTTATTATAAAAATTAATAATTCTTTGTTCTGCTGAGCTAAAGAATACAAAGTTATTAAAATTAGTGTAGTCGGTATTAATATCAATACTCTGTGAAGTTATTAAACTTAAAAGTTGTTGATATGATGATGATACGCTTTGTAAACTACTTACCAACCCATTATATGTCTGATATGAAGTAGCAATATTGTTTTGATTAGGTATATCAATAGCAAAATTAGGGCCTCTTAGTTGTGGACCTGGAGCAGGGATAATTAGTTTATCTAAATTAATATCAAAAACATATGGATTTGCTTTTTCATTAACAACCCATAAAGTAGTTTTTTCCTGTATATTATCAGGTAGTGGTTGATATAATTTAAATAGGATTTCATAACCAGAATCTACTTTATTTAAAGCAACATTTACAGCTACTACTTGTATATTATCACCAAAGTTAAGTAAATGGTCAACAAAATAAGAAGAACCAGAAGCTTCATTTATAAGAGCTAAAGATCCACTTTCAATTTGTTCATTTGTTAATATAGTAGATCCTACTCTTAATTCGGTTCTATCAGCTGATATTTCTTTTAAGAATAACTCAGCTTCTGGGTTTGAGATTTGGTTATTAAAAAGATTATATTGAACTATAAATTCACCAGATGAATATCCTAAATTTTGTAAATCTTTAACAGGATCTATTTCAATAATAGGTAAAGCATTTGTAGTTGGATCTATAAATGAAGTACTAGGTGATTTAAAATCTTTATAACTATAATTAATATTTAAAAGATTACTACCGGCATCATAAACAAAATATTCAATATAGTCATTCTGTTGGCCAAAATCTTTTTTTAATATTTGAGGTAAAAATAAATTAAGGTCAGCGTCATCATAACGAGATAATTGCTGTGTATTTAAAATTTCACCTACTATTTTAATATTATCCGCCATTATTGTTTAGTCAAATCGTTTATTACTGTTTGAGTATCTAATACTTGTTGTCTTAAAGATGTTATTTCATCTAATAATGCTTGTACATCATCTTGACTAATACTAATACCTAGATAATCTGCTTCCCTTTGTAAAATATATTGATGAGAATTTGTTTCTCCATCTCGAGGAATTTGATAAAATAACTGATCATATAATTCAAAAAAGTCATCAATTGAAAAAGATAAGGTATCATCTTCTAGAGTTATTAATTGACTAAATTGGGTGTCAATTACTCTACTATATGAATCTTTATCGAATACAGTTTTTTGAACTGGGATTTGTGACATTATCTTATAACTTTAAAAATGTAATCTTCATCTGATATTATTATTTCTTTATTACTAGTTATAGTTTTAATAAGTAATTTGTAATAGCGTTCAGGTTCTAATCCATTCATATAGATATCAAAATAATTACCATTTGCATCACAACTTAATTTAGTATATGATGTGTCGTAATCTACGACAATTTCTTCAGTATCCAAATCTTTTATTGACCAATATGAAGAAGAAGGTAATGCTTTTGAACTAGCATAACTTAATGTAGTTCTAAATGCTGTTGAGGGGTATTGATCTCTTACGTTTACTCTAAAACGTTGAACGGAATCTTGTTGATATTCTGCTTTATTATTTCCTAATGTAAGAGCAAATATACTTGAAGTTATTACAGTTAATGATCCGGTATTATATATTGAGTCATTCCATCTAAATTCAAGAGTAGGAGGATAAATAGTATGAGTATTGCCTGAGAAATATTTAGTTTCAAATTTATCAGCATCTGTAAATTCTAAAGAAGAGGAATGTTTTAGTATAAAACCATAATTAACTATTGAGCTACTACTCCAGGCTAATACAGTATTAGTTACTTTAGTTTCAATATCTTTTGAAGAAATAAAAGTAAATGACTGAGTGGCTTGATAAAGTGAACTTGTCCACCATGTACCACCACCTGCAGTTCCGGTTGCACTGTATGAACCCGTTGTTCCTGCTGCAAAGGTACCATTAGTCCAGACAGTACTACCTGATTCTACTGTATATTGCCAGCTAACACCATCAGTAGTAATAGGAGAATTACCAAATCTACCTGTTCCTATATTCCAATCCTTAGATAATGGGTGAATAAATAATGTGTAATTTGTAGGAATTTCAGAAGCGTTAGCTAAATATAATTTTAAATAGACATCAAACGCACTACTACTAATCTTATTAGTAATAATGTCTGATATTTGGTCTGATGGGAACTTAATAATAGGGCGAGATACTTCATTAGTACCTTGTATTGAATAATAGGTACTAGCTTCTAGTATCTCGTCTAACCCTGTATTAAGGGTGGGATAATATGAATAAAGAGTAGCACTCTTTTCAGGGAATATTTTATAAACAGCCATAATTAGTAATTACTACATATAAATATAGCAATTGTAAGTCTGTTTTATGCTAACAACGCGTAATATTCTTTAAAATGCTTGATGCGATCAGGTAAACCAATAGTACCACCATTAACACGTTTAGTAACTTCAGTTATAACAGCATCAGTAGCTCCTTTATCAGCTATTTTATGTAAACCATTTTTATGGAAAAACCAAGCAGCAGATAATAATGGATATTTAGTTGCTACTAAATCAGGATTATCGACAATCGACTCAGTAACAACTGCATCAAACGCCTTATAATTGTCTTTGCCAGTTAATTGAATATAGCCACGTCCGCGAAATTTATAGCCTTCACCCGTTGTTTCTGCACCATTACCCATACGACTACCATAAACTAAATTAGCAATTTTTTCTGGTTTACGCTCGTATAATTTAGCTTTTTCTTCTGTTGGGAAATATTTTTTAAATATACCTAATAAACCTTTAGCACCATAATTTAAATTCTCATTAACTAATTTAAAACCACCACTTTCATGTCCTGCTTGAGCAAGAAAATGTGCTAAACGTAATGGGGTATTTAATTCAAATTTTGCAATTGTGTCTGGTAATTGAGCTATTACCGTTTCAGGTAGATATCCTTTTAATTTGTCTAAGTTCATATTTTATTATTTTTAATAAATATTATTGTACAACAACTCTACCTTGTATGTCAGTGTTTGGATATCTAACTTCAAATACTGCTGGGTCTAGAGAAGGATATATGTTTCCTTGTCTAGTAGCTCCTGCTATATCGTATCCATATTGTGAATATATAGTATTAGTAGCATCTTGTTTATTTACTATTTCTAATTTAACTACAGATTGTACTCCTTTAACTTGTAGAAGTTTAGATTGGATATCTGAAAGTATAATTGGTTGGTTTATTTGCCATTTATCTATATTGAAATGGTCTTGTATAGTTGAAATACAGTTAGTTAATACATCTTTATTTGAATATCCACTTAATATTACTATATCAAAATTAACACCAATATTAATATAATAAGCATCTCTGATGTTAATAGCATCAGTAACCATTCTATATTCATTAAGATAGGTTACTAAATTTTGTTTTAATGTAGTAGAAGCAGTAGTTAATTGTTTATTACTATTATAAGATAAAATATATAAATCTAAAGTAAGAGGATTACCTGGCTGGGTATTAGCTACGGTTTGTTGAAGATCATCTCTAGTAAAATCTTGTGAAATATAAGCTTTAGCTAATGTTCCATAGTTAGAAGGCATTGATAGCGCTCTAATAATATAATCATCTTTCGTTACAGCTCTTAATTGGGTTGAATATGAATACAGAGCATTTTGTCTTATTTCATCAACTGTATCTCCATTTCTACCTCCAGATGAAGGATTAGGATTAGCAGATACTACACTTGATAATACAGTAGCAGCTATTCCACCTCCAGGATTACCATTTTTAAAATAAATCCCAGATGTGTCTAGAGTAGTTAAATCATTAGCCGGTACATTAGATGTAATACCACCACCAACTAGATATTTTACATTATAATTCCCAGAAGGGGCTAATCCATATTCTTGAGTAAAGAATACAGAAGCTTCATTATAATTATTTGTTAATAATGAAATACCAGGTACTAATCCTAGTTGAATATTATCTGGGGTTGGGAGGATTTGGCTATCAGTTTTATTTGAAGATAACCCAGCTCCAAATTCTAATTGTAAAGTATTATCTGATAATATTCTTGAAGTAAATCTTCTAGGAACTTTTTGTAACTGTAATAAGTATGGAACCTGATCTGTAGAGTATGAAGGATTAGCTACTTTTTGAAATATTGATGCTTGGGCTAAGTATGGTACTTCATACCATGTGTTGCTATCACTACCTGTAATTCTTAATATTTGTAAAATATTAGTATCCGTGATAGTTGTAGTAGCAAATTTTTGATTCCCAGGAAATGATATGGTTGTTTCTTTTAACTCAGCAGATATAACCTCAGTAGATTTTTTAAATAGAAAATAATTACTATCTACAAAACTAATTTCAGTACTGCCTGTATCTGTAAAATCTATCTGTTGTGTAGTTAAAAATTTAGTACCAGTAGCTGCCGAGGTAATAGTAGTATTAGCAGGTATTATTAAACCATAAATATTATAGTTTGGAAAGAATGTTACATTTCCATCTGAGGAAGTTGCAGGCATTAGTTGGTATAAATCTACAGTAGTGGTAGAAGCATATGATGCTTTAGGACGATATCCCATTACATAAGATAAAGCATATAAGTTTTCTTTTTCCTTAGCATATAAAAGAAAATTCTCTTGTGTTTGAGTATCTAAGTAAAATGACATAACATCACCAACATAGGATGACATTTCAATAAATAAATTACCTGGGGTGGCTTCAGAAAAGTCATTATATGTTGAAGGAAAATATGTTTTAGCATATTGTTGTAGTGCTGCTTTAAAAGCGCCAAAATCTTTATTTAAATATGATACATTTTTATCTTCGTTAGTCATTATTAGGTAAATTGTACTGTTACTTGATCAGGAGTTTGTGAAATGTTGACTACGTAGTCTATATTTAAATCTATAGAATTATAATCAGTATTAGGAGTGATAATAATATTAGTTACAGTAATGTCAGGTATATATATTGATATACTATTTAATAAATTATCTTTTAAAGATTCTAAGTTACTATCTGTAATTCCTTCAAATAGGAATCGCTTTAAAAAAGTACCAAAATTAGGATTCATTATCCTTTCACCAGTACTAGTTAATAATAGATTGACTAGATTTGATTTAATTTGATCTTTAGTAGTAAAAGTACTTCTAAATACTCCAGGAGCATTAAAAGGTAAAGACACCCCAATAGCAATATTCTTTTGTAAATCTAACGGATTTACACGTATTGTTTGAGGTATTGGCATATTATCCTAAATTTTTAAGTCCTGCTCTTTCTTGAGGAGTCATATTTGCCGCTGAGTCAGCTAAAAATGCAGCAAATGGGTTTACACGCTCTCCTGTTGTATCGTCAATAGCATCAATTACTTCTAGTTTAGGTTGGGGTTGTTGAAAACCAAATTGTTCACCCATTTTAGCACGCAATGATGCTCTAACATCAGGATTACCCTGCATTACATCGCTACTATTAAAACTCATTGTTCTATTTTCACGCAATGCTTTTTTTTCTTGTTTAACCATGTGCTCTTCAAGAATGAATGGTAATTCTTCATGAATAGCATCAATTACTGCTTCCTTAATTAATCTTTTAAATGCCTTAGTATTCATAATTATAAATATTTTATCCTTGTAAATTTCGTTGATCAATAACTAATTTTAATTGTTCTATTAGGTCGTTAGGATCTAATGTAAATGAAAGTTCACTTTTAATAATTTCTACTCCATAACGATCAATGGCTACGGCATAACGACGTTTATTGCCTTTAACAACAAATGCTTGATTTTGTTCTTCTTTAATAGCAAATTTAAATCCTTTATAAGATCCATAATTACCTCCCGTTGGTAAAAATTCATTAGATAAAGCGTTTAAGTCTGCAAAATTTAATGTTTTTCCATCTAATTTTAAGCTAACTTCTTTTAAACGATCCCTTAATCCATTTAATCTTATTATTTCATTTGATAATAGAGCAGTTGCTATAGCTAATAATGCACTTAATCCTAAAATAAGATTACTTGCTTTTACTAATTTATCTGCTACTGTAGAAGTAATAGGGATATTAATTAAAGATATAATTCTAAGTATTAAAGAAAGTATAGTTATTATTACTGTTATTGTTTTTAATATTTTTTCTAAATGTTGTAATTTTCTAATATTATTATCAATTAAAGTAATAGCATTA